ACAATCAACAATTACTTTTGATAAAGCAATTTTGTAAGAGTATAATTCAATTTTACCAGCTAGTTCTAAATCAAGTTTAATAGCCATTATTTACCACCAATGTTAGTTTTTTTTCTTTAATAAACTTATCAACATGATTACCCATTGAAACTTTAGGAGTAGTCTGTCTAACAGTTTTAACTTTAGTCATTAATTTTAATTCTCCAAAACCTATAAACCCAAACATTGATCTATCATAAGTTTTAGAAAATATTTTATAGATATTTATATCTTTAGCTTTAGCCATGATTAACTCCCATACATTTGTTTGCCATGATCAGTATTATGATAAGGACTTTTACCAATTATTGAAATAATATAACCTAAAAATTTATATGAAGAACCAACATTTAGATTCCAAATATTATTAGCAGGATTACCTTCTGTTACACATGGAATATTTGCAACAGTTAATTCAAAAAGGTAATTTTCTAATTCTTTTTTTTGAAAAAAAGATTTAACCTGAACTTGATTATTTTTTTTTATATTTATTTTTAGCATTTTTTTTTCTCCTGTTTTTTTGTTATGACTATTTATACTTCATTTTTAAAAAAAATAAAAGCATTAAATAATATTTTTTATTATTTTTTATTACACTTTATATATATAATAATTATATCTAAAAACCCTTATTTTACTCACTTTTTACAAAAAACCCTTATTTTACTAACTTTTTAACAATATTATTTTATATTATTTATTATTATTTACTTTTAATTTATCTAAAAATAGTTATAATGAACTCATAACTAAATAAGGAGATATAAAATGTTACAAATACAAAAAGTAAAAAATAATAAAGGACTTGAATTTAATACTCTTGATATAGCAGAATTAACAAATGTAAGTTCAAAAATGTGGGAAAGAAATGACGACCATTATTCAAGAAATAATTTTTATGGTCAATGTGTTCAATGTGCTAAAGGTATAAAACATAAAAATACTTCTTATAGTGTTGTTTGTATTTTAAGTCCTTCAATAATAGTTGATCTTAACCAAGAAGAAATTGCTAGAGATCATAGTGGATTTATGGAGTCATTTGAAATTGGTCCAGAATGTGGCAGAAGAATAAAAAAAGCACTTAAAGATTTAGGTTTAAATTGGAAAGATTATTTATATGTTCATAGGGAGGTAAAATAATGTCAAAGTCAGTAATTGAAAGAGTTAAGTATATTCAACAAAAACAAATAAGTGAAATTGATAGAGATCAAATTGAGCCTATTGTTTATCTAAATGTTTTTCAATCTAATCTTTCTACAAAAGATAATATAATTCTTTATGGTTTTAAAGAATATGATTATTTTAGAAATGGTGCTTTAAAATCTAAAGCATGGAATTTAGGTTGTTATATGGATTTACAATTTATTAAAAAAGATGTTCAAACAATTAATAAACAAGAAATGACAATTATACAAAGAGCAAAGGTGGTAAACTAATGATAAAAATAAAACTAAAAAATTGTTCGGTATGTTTAAAAACTTTTAAAGCTGGAGAAAGTATTAAAAAGGAAAGTCGCTTTGATGGTAAATTAGGAATAATACCTATTTCATTACACAAGAAATGTTATAATAAGTTAATGAAGTTTGACGAACTAATTTTGGAGGATTATTCATGAACATATTTCATTTAGATAAAGATCCTTTATTATGTGCAAGGTATCATTGTGATAAGCATGTTGTTAAAATGATTTTAGAAACTGCACAAATGTTGTCAACTGCATATCAAAGACATTGTGGTTTAGATGATAACTTATATAAACCTGCATATCCACACCACCCAATGACAATATGGGTAGGTGAATCAATAGAAAATTATAAATATGCACTTATGCTTGGTACAGAATTAGGAAAAGAATATACAAAAAGATATAAAAAAATACACAAGTCATCTAATATAATTAGTTTGCTTCGTGGTATTGGTAGAGTATGGAATGTAGAAAATAATTTTCCTAGTGTAAATTTTACAAATCCACCACTATGTATGCCAGATGATTGTAAAAGAGATTGCTATATATTTTCTTATAGAAAGTATTACAAAGAATACAAATCATATTTTGCAAAATATAATTATTCAGAAACACCACATTGGTTAAAGGAGGTTATAGATGCAAGATGAATTTACTTTTAAAGATAAGTACCCATATAAAGCAGGGCATAGAGGTCATAGAAACTCAATAGCAAGTGCAAAAGATACTGATAAAAGATTAAGCAGGTTGCATAAACAAATATTAATTGAGTTATATAAACACCCAAAAGGATTAATTGGTTCTGAATTAGCCAATATTTTAAATGTCAATTTATTAACAATCAGACCTAGAACTACTGAACTTAAATTGCAAGGTGTAATTATTGATACAGAAAAAAATAAAAATAATGAGGGCGGAAAACCTGAATCAATATATAAGTTAAGATCAGAAACTTTACTAGAGGAGTTTGACATAGATGTATCAGAGCATAAACCCACTACGAAGTAGAAAACATTTAATGTTTATTGCTTCACAACCTTGTTTAATATGCAGGAGGGAAGATGTTCAAGCCGCACATATAAGGTTTTCTGGAGCAGGAATAGGAATGAAACCCTGTGATATTTTTACAACACCACTGTGTCTTGAACACCACAGAGAGCAACATACTATGAATGAAAAAATGTTTTGGCAATTATATCAAATAAATCCGATTGCTAGAGGAATGTGTTTTGCTCTTGAAAGTCCTGATAAAAAGATTAGAGAGAGAGTTTATGAACATTTTAAAAATGATAAATTTAGAAAGTTTTTTGAAATATAAATTATGGATATTGGTTCTTATTTTAGTCATAATTCAAACATCATTAAGTAAAGATATGGATAAAAAAATTGAAGCAAGACAACCTGACTTTGTTTATAATGATTCTAAAGAGTTTATTAAATCACTTAATGATTGTATTGATTGGCAAGAGAGGAATACAACTATATGGCAAAATGTTCCACGTGAAATAATTGTAGCACAAGCTGTAATAGAAAGTGCTTATGGTACTAGCAGATTTGCAAAAGAGGGTAATAATTTATTTGGAGTAATGACTTTCAATTTAGATGAACCACATTTAAAACCATCAAACAATAAAAATTCTAAATTTGGTGCTAAAATATATCAAAATAAATGCGAATCTGTCAAGGATTATATTATTGTTTTAAATACAGGATCAGCTTTTAATCATTTTAGAGAGTTAAGGTTTCAAATGCTTAAAAATGATGATTTAGATGTTTTAGTTTTAGCGGAAACATTAACTAGATATGCAACTAACCCTAATTACATAAAGTTATTAAAAAAAACAATTAAATCTTTAAGAAATGAAAGAGTATCAGATACAGATTAAATTAATTAATTATTTAAAAAGTAAAAAACTTTCTAAATTAAGATTTTTTCATATTCCAAATCAAGGTGTGAGGTCAATAAAATATAAAATGTTATTGGCTCAAATGGGAATGAAATCTGGTTGTCCTGATTTGATCCTAGAGTTCAAGGGTGGCAAAATGGTTTATATAGAATTAAAGACACAAAAAGGATCATTAAGTAAAAGTCAAAAATTATGGCAAAATGTGTCAAATGCCTTAAAAACACCACATTATATACTGAAAGGAGAAATTAATGATTTATTTATTCAATTAAATAATATAATAACAAAACATTACGAAGCATAACTAAACTATAACTAGAAATGGAGCAAAAATGGATAAAGAAACTAATAAATTTCACGCACTACAATTATTTACTGATACCTTTGCGGCAGAAACTGTTCATCTAACAAATGAAGCAATAGGAATATATATAAGATTAATATGTTTTTGTTGGACTAAAAATTCTAAACCTTTTACAACTGATTCTGCATATAGAATATGTGGTTGTAAAACAAAAGAATGTGAAGCTATTGTAGATGCAATTTTAATAGAATTTTTTATCAATGAGGGATTAAAAAATTATGATATTAAGTCAATAGAAGATAATAAATGGACTCATAAAAGATTAACAGCAGAACATGAATATTTAACAGCTAAATACAAATCAAGGTCAGAAGCAGGAAGAAAAGGTGGTCTAGCAAAAAGAGATAATGCTAGTAGCAAAATGATAGCACCTATACCTATACCTAGACCTATACCTAATAAGAATATACAATCTATGTTTGAAAAGTTTTGGTCTTTGATAAGCCATAAAAAAGGTTCTAAATTTTTAGCAGGAAAAAAATATGCCCTAAATTGTTCTGATATGGTTCCAGAGGAGGTTGCTATCAGTTTTAACAGATATGCCTCTACGGTGAAGGATAAGGAGTTCCTAGCCCATGTTTCTACATGGATTAACCAAAGAAGATTTGAAGATGAAGCTAATAATAAAACTGATATTAATAATGTTATAAGCAGATTGGTAAAATTAGGCTATCGCCATATTGGTAAAAATGGTAATTTTGAAAGATTTACTAAAAATAACAAAAATTATAAAATTAATAGATTAGATAAAGATTATATGATTCTTGATGATGAAGATGATAAAATAGTTATTATTTAATTAAATTTTTAGTATTTATTTTTATATTATCTCCATAATATATTTTTTGCATCCAAGTTTTAGTGCAATAATCAATAAAATAAGGAAAATCTACATCATAATTTTTTTCTGGTAAAGATGTTATATTAACAGTAGGTAAATTTTTATATTTTTTTAAAAATCTAGTCATCATACGAGGTCCAGTAGTTTGTAAAACGAATCTTCCTGTCCAAGTTTCATAAATTTTATTTTTTATTTTTTCATCATATTGTTTTATTGAATATTTCATTAAACTTAAAAAAAGCTCATTTTTTTTTTCAGTTCCTATACAATTATTTTGTATTGGTTCATAAGGAGATTTTGAAAAAATTACATTATTATTTAAAAGAGGAGAACAATTTTTAACAGGTTTTAAATCTAAATCAGTATAAATTCCACCATTTTCATATAGAATCAAATATTTAGCAAAATCAACTTTTTGTATTGGGTATTTAAAATTCAAGTAATTATCATAAAAATCATATTTTTTAATTAATTCATCAACATTTTTTTCATTCCAAACTTTAATTTCAAAATCATGATTTATTTCTCTACATTTTTTTAAGTTATTAATAAAAATTGGAAAATCTTCAAATTTTTTGCCTTTTTTTAAATCAAAAAATATATAATGAAACAATTTTGGAATCATTTTTTTTTTCTATAATCTTTTAATCTAACTTCTGGATATTTACCCTCTTTAGTATTTTTTTTTCTACAAAAAGATGGATAATTTTTTAATAAATAATTAACACCATTACCTTCATTTTCAATAGTTCTATAAGTTTGTATTCCACCATCTTCTGAATAATATTTTGTTTTTGGAGCAACATAATTAAATCTTGTTACTTTACCATCTGCTATATAATATTGAATACTTTTTTCATAATCTTCTTTACCATATAAATAACCATCTGAACCTTTTTCTGTTGATAAAATATTTTTAGATAAGTGGGTATTTCTCCAACCATAAAAACAACCAACAATGTATTTCAAATTAAAACTAACAGCATTTTTCATAAAAAAAGGATTTAAAACAGCACCAATACCCCATAAATCAGACTTATTATTTTGTGAAACTTGAAAAGCATTAATAATAAATTCATTTAATTGTGTAAGTTCTTGTGTTTTTTTATCGTTTATTTTAATTCTAATTGACTGAATATCATCATCAATACCTAATATAAAAGTATTTTCAGGATAATATTTAGAAATAAAATTTCTTTGTAATCTTATATGTTTTTGATTAGTTGGTATATAATTACCAATAGGTAAATCTTTTAATTGTTTTTTATAATCATCTATTTCATCAGGATTGCTAAAAAAAATATCAATTTTACTTAAATCAATATCAGTTCTTAATAAATATCCTATTGTTTTTTCTTTTATTGTTTTTGATCTTGATATTGTTGGTATTGCAATTCTATAATCCATTTAAAATTTCATCTTTTATTAATTTTGCTCTTTGTAGTTCTTCTTCATCGGCAACTTTTTTTGTATTAGTTTTTGCTCTATTAAGTTCATACTCATAATCTCCACAATATATCATTTTTTCCCTATAATAACAAACAATACTGATTCTTTCATAAAAACTTTTTGTAGTAGTTTCTGTATTTCCATGTAATTCGTGAACATCAAATATAGCTAAATCTCCATTTTTTAAATCTAAACCAATACCATATCTTGGTATAACAGTTATAGCACCATCATATTCGCCTTTTGATATAACACCTAAATTTCCAAAGCCCTCTTTTAAATCTCCATTATCATAATGACCAGCAGTCCTAAAATTTTTATTAACTGTTACTGTACTGAAAGCTGTATCTTTAATTATAAAATCTTGTGAACTTTTTTCTGCCATTTTTTTTTGTATTTTATATCTAGCTGGTGCGTGTTGTTTAAAAAAAGCATCAACATATTTTATATATTCTAAACAATTATTATATTCTTTCCAATTTCTTTGAGTCCACATAGTAGTACGACAATAAGGTATTCTTGGGTATCTATCACTAAAACCAATTATAGCACTTTTAACTGCTTTAGATTTTGGAGATTTTGAAAGTTTTCCAGTTTTTAATAAAGGATAAAATCTATTACCTTTTATTTTACCAATAGTTAATCCATCAATTTTATCTCCTATATTTAATTCAGGTGGAATAGGTCCTGCGGCTTGACCTCTATTATTGCTTAATGAAATTGATTTTCTAAAAGAACTACGACATTTATTAATTACTTCTTTAGGTACAGCATTTTTTTTATATACAGCAAGTATATCGCCATTTTCATTTACGATTTTTGTATCTTCTGTGATATGATGTTTAATTAAATCTTTAGTAAAAAAAGTTCCTTTTAAATTAGCAACTTGTTCTTCATTTAATATAGGATTAATCTTTAATAGCTTCATTTAATACTGCTTTTAATACAGCATCAGAAATATTATCTATTTTATCTCTTGTAGAAATTTTTTCTATTGCTTCTTTAAATAAAATGTCATTTTCTGGATTAAAAAATAGTTGAACCATTTTAATATCATTTATTCTTTCTTCTTGAGATTCTATATCTTCATTTAAATCAACATCTGATTCTTCATCAGTTTTTAATAATAAATTATCTAATTCATCATTACTAAAACCTAAAGTATCTAAATTTACATTTTCAGATAACAAATCATTAAATTCTAAATTCAATAATTTAGTATCCCAGTTTGCGTCTTGATTTAATCTATTGTCAGCTATCCTGTATGCTTTTGCTTGATTATCAGTTAAATCAGCTATCTGAACTGGAACTTCTTTTAAACCTAATTTTTTTGCTGCTTCAAATCTTGTATGACCAACTACGATTGTATAATTTTTATCTACGACTATCGGTTGTTGAAATCCAAATTCTTTTATGCTAGAAGCAACTTTGTCTATGTTTAAATTTTTTCTAGGATTATTAATGTATGGTAACAGTTTATTAATATCTATTATTTCTATTTGCATAACAATTTAATAAACAATTTTTTATGAAAGATCAAGACAAAAAACCAGAAATAGTTCCACAACAAAGACACGAATTAACTACACAAGGTAAAAAATATACAACTCTTGTAATGGTTAATGTTAGAGAATGTGGACTTGATTATATGTTTCATAGGCATTTAATTGTTGATTATCAACATAAAGCAGGAATAAAATTTAGGCAAATATTTGAAAGTAGTGCTATCGGGGGAATGAAAGGCAGGGATTTAAGTCTTTTTATTACAGGTGGTGCTAAAGATAAAGTTTCTTATGGTGCTTTGCATAACATTCAAGAACTTGTTTCTATTCATAAAGTGTTAGGAAATAAAGGTTTTGAGATTGCTTCTTATATTTGTGGACAAGATTATTCATTAAAACAAACAAGAAATATTTTACATATTGATCAAAGATATATGGGACAAAGATTAAGAGAGGTGTTAGACGATCTTTCTATTCATTTTGGTTACTATAAACAAAAATTTTATTGATTTATGCGTACACCTATGATAAGGGATAAAGCATAATGAAATAATTGTAAAAAAAAAACCCTACCACCAAATTAATGATGGCAGGGTAAGAGAGAGATTAACTAACTTTTTGTAGTTTTTCTGGTTGTAAATCTTGAATATAATTTACACCAGCTTGTGCCAAAGCACTAGCTTTAAAGATAGTTTCTGGTTTTGCCTTAATTCTATCTTTCCAGATATTTAAGTATTGAATTGCGTGAGGAGTAGGCTCCATTGTTATACCCAACATACAACATTGGATAGCAGAACCTATTTCAGCAACCAATTCTTCAAAAGCATATTTTTCTTTTGAATCAAAGTTTTCAAAATATTTAGCTTTATACTTCTCATCTCTATCACATCTTGACTTATGACCAGTCCAATGTGTTAGTTCATGAAGTAAAGTAGCATAAAAGTTTTGAGTAGCAGATGAACTTTCATTACCATTAAATTGTTCTTTAGATACCATTCCAATATAATCTTGACTTGGTACATAATAACAACTATTTTTTAGAAATAAAGTTTCTGATGAGTACTTAATAGTAGCACCAGTATTTTTAACATACTGTTCTACATCAAGTAAAGTTTCAGAACCCTCTGCTTGAACTTGTTTGTATTCTTCTAATCCAGTAGTTTGGTCTAGATTAAAAACAAAATAACTTCTCATTAAGTTATATTGAACTTTAACTGAACCATCTGATGAATCAGGAGTTTCATTAGTTCTAGCATTTCTGTATAAAGCAGGTTGCATGTAAATAACTTGTGTACCTTTTGCACCTTTATTTACTTTACCACCTTTAGATGATATTTGTTTAAATGTACCAAATATATCAGAAGTAAAACCACATTCTTCTTTAGCAATCCATAGAGCAATAGTATTTATTCCTCTATAATTTTTGCCTGAAGAAAGGTTTTTAGGCATCCCTAAAGATGCCCAAGGTTTTAACCAGTTTTTACCATGTTGATCAATTTGATTTATAACTTTATCAACAATTTTTTGCATCATTATTTGTTTAGACATTATTAACCTCAAATCTATGGCTATTTAAACAACCATCATTTTCAATTTTAAGAACTTGGTTAATAACACCATCAATACTAACACTAGCAAAATTATAAGACATTTTATTTTTAGTCCATATAACATGATAACCAGCAGTAGATGGAATTTTATTATATTCCGCAACCGAATGATTAGGGAACATAAATTTAGGTGGCTTAACTTGACATTTCTTCATACTATTTAATATTTTAATACGAAGTTGTTTCATTTTAGTAGTTGACATTTTTATCTCCTTTTTTTTGTTAAACATAATAAATATTATAATCATTTTTAAAGGAATTAAAAGTAAAATAATATAAATTATTAATTTTTATTAGTTAAATAAGTCAGTAAAATAGCGACTTTTTTTCAATAACTTATAGATATTAATTAATTGCGTAATAAAAGTTACTTTTTAGTGTTATTTTCTATTAATAATCATTATATATAGTGCATAAATAATTTTTTTCGGTTATAAAAAAGGAATGATTAAACGAATATTATTATTGATAAACCATATATCTTCTAAACTACAAGTATGGAGTTGGCAGAAATTATGGAGTAATAGAAAAAAAGGTTATGGTTACAGAAAATAACGAAGTAGGCAGACCACCTTATATAAAAAAAGAAGATGATGCTAAATTAGTTGAAGCATTAACGATAGCTGGGGTAACACAAACTTTGATAGCACAGATAGTAAAAATTAGTGAACCTACTTTAAGAAAAAATTTTAGAAAAGAATTAGATACGAGTAAAGCCAGAGCAAATGCAGTTATATCACAAGCCTTGTTTAAAAAAGCAAAAGATGGTAATGTGGTTGCACAGATATTCTGGTTAAAGACACAAGCAGGTTGGAAAGAAAAAAATTATCATGAACTTACAGGAAAAGACGGAGATAAATTATTCGGAGAGGAAAGACAGCTTATTGAAATCCGAAAAGTTTTTGACGAGATTAACTTCACCAAACCAAAAGATATTATTGAAGCACCTGAACTGGTGCAAGACAGCACGACAGAAACAAATAACTCCTAAAGGAGATTGGAATGTTTGGTTAATACTTGCTGGTAGAGGTTGGGGTAAGACTAGAACAGGTGCACAAGATATTGCATTTTATGGATTGACTAGACCTAATTCAAGGATAGCGATAGTAACTCCAACATTTGGAGATGGTCGTGATACTTGTATAGAGGGAGTATCTGGTTTGTTAGGTTGTATTGACTCTGAAAATATTGAAAACTGGAATAGAAGTATTGGAGAATTAGTTTTAAAAAATGGCACAGTATATAAAACTTTTTCTGCCGAACAACCTGACCGATTAAGAGGTCCACAATTTCATAGAGCATGGTGTGATGAGTTAGGAAGTTGGAAAAACGCAGAAGCATGGGATCAATTATTATTTGGATTAAGACTTGGCGACAAGCCACAAGTAATAATAACAACAACACCCAAGCCAACAGATTTAATAAAAGAATTAGTACAGAATAAAGATTCTCTTGTAACGAGAGGTAGCACTTTTGAGAATAAGGATAATCTTGCAGAGTCCGCAGTTAAAAAACTAAAAGAAAAATATGAAGGAACTCGGCTGGGCAGACAAGAATTATTCGCTGAAATTTTAGAAGATGTTGAGGGTGCTTTATGGAATCGTAATATGATTAGTAAGGCACTCATTAAATCAACAGATATAATACCAAACTTTACAAGAACAGTAGTTGCTATTGATCCAGCAGTTACTAGTAATAAACATTCAGATGAAACTGGAATAGTTGTTTGTGCTAAAGGTACAGATGAAAAATTTTATGTACTTGATGATGTTACTGGAAGATATACACCAGATCAATGGGCAAAGATGGCAGTTGAAACTTATTATAAGTATGATGCAGATAAAATCATAGCTGAAGTAAATAATGGTGGAGATTTAGTTGAAAGAGTGATAAGGACTATTGATAACAACATAAGTTATGGAAGTGTAAGAGCAACCAAAGGTAAGTATTTAAGAGCAGAACCAATATCAGCATTATATGAACAGAATAGAGTTAAGCATTTAAAACCATTTCAATTTTTAGAGGATCAAATGGCAAATTATAATCCCACTACTTTCACAGGTTCGCCTGACCGATTAGATGCGTTAGTATGGGGAATAACAGAACTGTCACAAAGGACAGGCAAAGTTAATTGGAGAATTAGTTAATGGCAATATATGACAATATAAAAAATATTTTTAAAACAAAAGAACAACCAAAGGTGCAGAAAAAAGAAGCACCGATAGTTTATTATAATTCACTAGGATATGATTCAGTACCTAAAATTTCTTATGAAGATTTAGCAACTGATGGTTATTCTGAAAATGCTATTGTTTATAGATGCGTAAATGAAATAGCAAACAATGCTTCAAGAGTTAAAATTAATTTATTTAGAGGAGATCAAGAAGTTGATAACCACCCTCTTTTAGATTTATTATATAAGCCAAGTCCAACTATGTCACAAGTTGAATACTTTCAAAGTGTTTATTCTTATTTATTGATTGCAGGAAATAATTATATGTTAAGTGTAGGAGGAGATAATACTCCGCCAACTGAACTTTATAATTTAAGACCAGATAGAATTAAAATTAGAACAGGCACAAGAGCAATGCCAGTAGCTTATGACTATATGTTAAAAGGACAAGTAGTTGAAAGCTATGATGTAGATCAAGCAACAGGATCTTCAAAAGTTAAACACATAAAACTTTTTAATCCTTTAGATGATTATTATGGAATGAGTCCTATTCAAGCATCTAGTGTTGATATTGACCAACATAATTTGGCAAACAAACATAATGTAAATTTATTACAAAATGGAGCAAGACCAAGTGGTGCTGTTATCTTTAATCCTAAAGATGAAACAGGTGGTCATGTTCAATTAACAGATGTTCAAAGAAATCAATTGATGAATGATGTCAATCAAAGATTTAGTGGAACTGGTAATGCTGGTAAGCCAATGTTATTAGAGGGAGATTTTGATTGGAAAGAAATGGGTTTATCTCCTAAAGATATGGACTTTATACAATTAAAAAATATGTCAGCTAAAGATATTGCTTTAGTTTATGGTGTACCAAGTCAGCTTATAGGTATTCCTGATTCACAAACTTATTCTAATTTTGCAGAAGCAAAACTTGCATTATATAATGAAACTATTATTCCTTTGCTTGACAGAATACAAGGCGACATGAATGAATGGTTAGTGCCTATGTTTAACGAACAAGGTTTAGAATTAAGATATGATATTGATTCTATTCCAGCTATGGCAGAACAAAGAAAAAGAGTTTTTGAATCTGTTACAGCAGGTGTTAGAGATGGTATCTTAACTCGTAATGAAGCAAGAGAACAGTTAGGTTATGAACCAATTGAGGGTGCT